ACGCGCTCATGTCCTTAAAATGGTAGTGGTGAGCCAACAAGAATATGATCATCATACCAATGGCTCCGGCGAGTAGGTCAAATATCGATATTCCGAACAGTCGCACTCTTTTCATCTTTATTGTTGACAAAGATAAAATGGTTACCATAACTATTGACTTTAACAATATCGTCCTACCGAATGACATGAACTTGCTAGAAGATCGAGTCAAGCCATCCCCTAAGACTTCGCTAAAATTGGGTCTTACTTTGATGGTGCCTTCAGAGATGGTTGCGACGCTACAAGGGATGCCTAAAGGGAAGGCTCGCGTTGCGTATATAAATACACCAGAGTTCGTTGCGTCCATTACAGGCTATGCTTACATATCCTACGATCCTAAGAAAGAAGTTTGTGAGATTCTTAAAAGGTCGGATATGCCTATGAGAGAAATCTCATTAGAGGCTATGGGAGTCTTCCCTAATGATGCACTTTTATGGGTCGGGGTAGAAATTGAAGACCCCGAACTCAACGATAAAACACAAGAGCTAATCTTTGCAGGTTTTGGGGACCCTCACATTTCCAAGAAGAGGCCGTCGGGGGTGCCGTTCCAGAGCTACGGTCTCTGTATGGTTAAATACAATAACAATCAGCTTCGTAGAGCCACGACAAAAGGAGATGTCAAGTATGTCTTATCAGAATTCCAAGAGGGAACGGGTGTATGCCAGATGCAAGCTTGTCTCACTACCGAGGCTGTTAGATATCTTCGATACCTCCAGAAGATAGGGTTGTCTCTAAATTCTGACGGGTCTATAACTCAAAAGGAAATGGCAGGTAACCTCAAGTGCGAGAAGGTTGATAACGACCTCGTTCATCACCTGGCTGTAGACTATGATTCTTTACTTGTGGGCGAGGAGATGGGAGTGGCTATTGCTCCGGGTATGTATAATTTCCACTCTCACCCGCGGGGAGCATATGAGACGGCCAAGGTGAAGTTTGGGTGGCCTTCGGCTCAAGACTATGTGGGGTTCCTTATGGCTTTCTTGGAGGACGGAACTATCCTACACATGGTTACGACACTAGAAGGTGTATACATCATGTCTATGAGTGAGTATTGCATAGAAAATAAGTCTAAACTTTCCAGGGGGATAGCCACATTCATCCTTGAGAACTATGACTTCTGTGGAGTAACCGATAAGACGCCGCACCAGTATACCCGAGAAATCAACAGTGTGACGTATCAAGATCACCATCTGTTTACACTTCAATATCTTCCGTGGCACTGGGCCTCACAGCGATTTACAGTTATATATAAGTTGAATGATGTCAATTGTTTCACCAACGACAAAACACGGGAAAGATACAAAGGTCTATATAATCAGAATTGACGTAAAGACTTATAGTACACATGAAGTTGATATAGGATCATAATCCGTGGGATGAATAGGAAAATGGGAAACTACTACTGTAAAAAGTGTGGTGTATGTATAGACTACTACAATGACCACAATTTTGGTCGTCCTTCATGCCGTGCAATCACGGAAGAAGACATACTAAGAGGTTGCAGCGGAAATTGTCATCACGATTTTAGATACCTTTACTGGGGTAACATTATATTCGGCAGTTGTCGCGAGTAAAGGAATAGTAATATTAATACCAAAGTTGGTATTAATATACGTGATTGGTACGAAGGTACGTCAGGATCTCCCATAAGACTTTGCAGTCGAACTCGTTATATCTAGCAATGTCAAGCATGATGTCACTTGACGCCGGGTCTGCGGAGGACTGATAGCACTGCCATGCTTTTACCATTGCCATCATTCCCGAGTTACAACTACTCCCAATCGATGATTGTATCATTCCGTGCTTTCTCATGGCTTTTGCTATATCTTTGAGTCCAAACTTGAAACATCCTTTGAGTACGATGGGTTCGCTTCGGAAGAGATGATACATGTCGCACCACTCAACGGCTTGCCAGTTATCGGAGATGTGGTCCTTACGCTCGTTGTCGTGGGCTTCACATGCTCGATCGAACTGCCTATTTTCTGCCGCTGTCCAGAAGCGTTCTTCAGCGTGCCAGTAGTGAGCACGAGGGGAGTTACGCTCTGCCATGAATACCATGAACTCGTCCATAATACGATACTCTTCCTCTGCCGTAGGTGAGTTGCAGATGAAGTTGCGGTGTTTCCAAACTCCGTCGGCTTCCCATCCTACACCAATCATGAAGATCATATTGGAACTCTTTTGCGTTGGAAGATCGTTGAACCCCGCGAAGATATCCGAAAGTGTTTCAAAGTCGACAAAGACCTCGGGAGCTTTGTCTTTCCACTCATTTAGGTTGTTCTCGATCTTCTTTGGCCACATAGCATCCTTCGACTGTCGGTTGATAGCCATGATCTTGTCTATTATTGGAGCACGTCGACCTCCGAGTTTCATCACACTAGCCGTACAGAGTTCGTCCTTCCAACTAGTCACTCCAGTAGCCAGCGCGTGATTACGATGCTTGACACCGACATGCCAGACGCTTGTCATCTCTGCTACACGCTCCGCGATTTTCCTCTTCTCATTGTTCCACTGTCCAGAATCCACGCACATATTAGGGTAGAGCTCAATGCGGGAGGGAGGATTGATGCACCAGGACGAACCGTTCTGTCTGACATCTCGAACCCAAACTAGAGCGTCTTTCGTGAGCTGTACGTACTTTTTATCCACCCCTTTGAAATCTATTTTCCCTAGACGGTCAAGACAGTTGTAGCTACGATGCGTAATGCGCTTCGATGTGTATCTCCACCTCCTCCCAAGGATGAAGGCGTAGGGCGCAGTATATCCCTGTATTCTACCAACGGCCTGTGTATAGATAAGGGTCTGAGCTTTATATGCTGGGTAATGCCCAGAGTTGAGCAGGTGAATACTGTCAGCCCGAAGAGGTAGTGTCGAGAACTTAATGTCTACCACTACGTAATGATGGTTTCCGTCAAGACGCGAAGCTTTCTTTCTGCGCTCTCCCATGGAGAGCGGGTTTTCTTCGACTATATCTCCCAAGTGGTCGCTTCTCACTAACAGGTCAATAATTCCCTGAGTCCTATTGTAGTTGTTACGAACAGGGACAGAGTGGAGGATTGGGACTCCTTCCTTCATTAGTTCGATAGCCCGGCGACACGATTCGTCTGTAATAAAGTCAGAGACTGTCACGATAGGGGTGCCATTATCCTCGAAGTACTTAACGAGTTTAGTCTCGAACTCGATTCCCTGCCTCAAAATGAAGTCAGTAAATCCTGTATTGGAGGAATATACTTGTGTGGTTCGAGTACCTCTTCTACTCCTAGACCTCAGCCAATCGACAAGGGTATCGTTAATCATAAAATTATGCACATGGGTTGCGGACACTACCTGAGGTCTCTCCCGTCGTTGAAGAGTGAAATGTGATAATAGCCTCGGTCTTTTGGACCGGGTATTGTTATAGACGGTGCTCACGAAGGTTCTTTTCATTTTATTATATCGGCACCAAACTTTAACTAGCTTTAGCTAAAACTCCGATTAATGTTAAGAGGCCAAGGATTGTGATAATCCCTATAATAGTTACAGTTCTAAGTTTCATTTATCTTACAACAAGAATTTATCCCAAGTACGACTTCATTATTTTCTTGACATGAAAGATGTAACAATGAGCAGCAGAGGAGCGAGCGCGGCGGCCGCCCAGCACCAGTAACTCCCTAAGACTTGTTTCTTACCAAGGAAGGCCGTCCCAGCGAAGGTCCCAGCGAAAAACAACACGATTACTGTTGCTCTAGACAGGGGTCGGACATATCCGAATGCAAGAATACAGGAGATGACCATCGAAATAGCATACCATGAATGCGGGTAAGGCCATTCTAGACGGGCCGAGTTCTGTGTACAATCATCTTTCTTATCCGGATACCTACACGCTTTAGTGATACCGTCATTAGCATCTTTCTCCCGAGCGTATATAATCATCACACCAATATAGAACATTATGCCTACCGTAAGCGGGATCCAGTATATTGGGTTCTTTCGCGAAGCCCAATAGGCAATGATCACACCCAGTCCTATGGCTATATTGTGGGAGGGTAGCGTGTATTTTCCGAGTGTGGTACCAACTCGGTTCAACTTCTCACTCTTGGTATCAATACTTCTCCAGATGAGTATCTCGGAGAGTTGCATTAGTCCATATGCTAGCATAAGACATCCCAGTATAGGTTGGTGCATTCTTAAGGCGACGATACCACAAGACGTGACAACCACAAAGCTTATTGCGGAAGTTTCGATATTATAACACATTTTATGTATATCTAGAAATTATGTTATAATCATAATAGGGCAGCGAAAAACCAATAGTCCACGCATTACCTGTGTCTGTATTTCTACAACGCAAGAAAAGAAGTTTGTTAAGAGTCGATTCCCGACCGAGAGGTTGTCGACACAGAGGACATCTTGGTGTATACCTAAGAGCTTTTCGCAAACAATGTGTGACCGCACCAGGTCGCTGTGACTAGAGGAGAGGCGAGATTAGCCTCAGTTTGACATATCGGGTAGTAATTCGATAACCATTTATCCCTATAGCGTGAGCACTTAGACTTGCTTAAACATAAGCTACACTCCAAGATAAATGGATGAATTAAGCTTTGAAGATTTGGATCGCTATTTACTTAGTAAAGACAGTACGATCATCCATCAGATATGGTTCGGAGTGATCCCTGACCGTAAGACAGCGCAGAAGGCTCTTGAAGGTCTCAAGAAGTACCGCGATAGCTGGATAACTAAGAACTCTTCATGGACCTATATGTGTTGGAATCTGGATCGATCTCGAGAACTCATGAAGTACTGCTATCCTCAACACATAGAGATGTATGATAGCTATCCGTATCATATTCAGCGGTGCGACGCAGTGAGGTACTTTATACTCCATCGATATGGAGGTCTATATGCAGACATGGACTATTTCTGTAATAGATCCTGGAACGAGGTTGTAGAGAGATATCCAAAAGATATATATCTAGTTGAGACACCCAACAAACTATATAGTGATGTTCACATATCTAACTCGTTGATGTATTCTAAAGCCGGTCACGTATTTTGGAGTAAGATGTTCATCGAACTCGAGATGTACAAGACTACTCCTATGTACTACAGCCGTCACATCACGATCATGTTTACCACAGGTCCGGGAATACTTAACAGGATGTTCAGCAAGTATCAGACGCGCTATAAACTTAACTATTATCCGTTCAAGCTGTTTCATCCTTACGGGCTGACCTCCGATATCATATCCCTTAATTATGACCCTGATATCTATGCTGTACACCTAGGAAAGGGGTCGTGGGAAAAGAGTGACAGCTCTATACTGATATTCCTGTTCCAAGAGTACAAGATACTGTTGTTCTCTATCTTAATTCTCGTGATACCGTCACTAGTATACTACGTCATCAGGAGACGCACGGCGTCTCAGAATTCTTCTAATTAGATCACTAGTAGATATGGAAGAAGTGTAATTTATCCTAACGAGTCTATCTCCGGCTTCGGGATAAAATCGTTTCCTATAATGTTCATGTTGCTCTATGCTGTGGGCATGAGCCGTCTTATCGATGTCGTAGATCTGGTAAAACCTCTCTGTTTCAAGGAGCGGGGCATTTTCGATGACCTTATCGACTAGGCCAGATATTTTTATGGTCCTAATTCTCTCACTCATAGTCATGATAGGTAACCTCTTGTACGTTGCGACATCTTTGTCACTGTGAACTCCTGCTATAAGTCTACAGTTAGGAAACTTGCGTCGAACCTGACGTATAAGCTCCATATGTCCATAATGAAACATGTCAAATACTCCACTAATATATACGGTTATCATTTATTAGAATCAACAATTCTCTTAGCTTTAAAAAACCACCCTTCGACAAACAAGCCACTGCTGGTAATAACACTACTGGTCAGCCATGGGCTATCAATGTGAAAGCGAGAGCTAAGTGGGACTCGTGGAAGTCATACGAAGGCACCGACAAAAGTTTAGCACAGAGCGAGTATGTAGCTTTGGTGGAGAAACTAAAAGTACGACTAGGAGTCACACACTAAATCTATGACAGAACAAGATTTGGATTATATTGACTAAGATTGTTGGTTTTGAACTTATTCAGTGTAAAAAGAGTCTTGATTTCTCTCATCAAGGTACGTACCCTGATGAGGGTTGCCACTGGATCGAGAACATTCATGGTAGGTCCCACGTGTATTCCGAAGTTTTGCTCTGGTATACGGCATTGATTTTCATACACCTTATCTATCACCAACGGAGTTACGGTGGCATTAAGCTCTTTGGCCATCCAGAACGTACCCTTCCATAAACTTCCAACGCTCCTTCCGTATCTTCGTTTATAATCTTCTACATATACAATCACGTGACTACTCTTGAGTCTTTCTCGGATAAGCTCTTTCACTATGTCGTAACGTCCACCCTTTTCGGTAGGTATGTAGCAACACTCGCTAGATGTGTATACCAGACTCATCCACCTTTTCGCTACTTTCGACGCTAGTAGACATGTAGATCCAGGAACCAGAGCAGGCGCTAGATACTCGAGAAGACTCACAGGATAATTAGTTACTAGTATAGTGGGTTTACTCGGTAGTGCACCGAAATTACTTCGTACTCTGAAGTTATCCCGAAATATACTGTTAGCCACATCTCGATAGCTAGAGTAGTTACTCCTCATTAGTATTTTCCCGATTAATTCCAGTAGTTTTCCCACGATCAACCACGACTTGTATGAGTACCAAAACAACGCTATCACCAGGAGAGCTCGTCTATTTGTGCGCATGGGAAGTATCAATATGGCCAATAGAACACTTATCTGTATTATCAAAGTATTATACATCACTTTGATAACAATGAGAAAGACTCTTAGACTATAGTTCGATAGACCTGTCGTTCTCGGTACATGTTGATATAGTTCGACTTTTTCTTCAGGTTTCGCAGGTAGGACCATAAGCAATGTTTCTTTGCCAGTATGCGCTTCTTACCCTTGTATATGTATTGAGACGGTCCAAATTTATGAACAAATAGGTATAGGTCTTGTCCCATATACTCGTTTAGTCCTGCGACAAACCTTGTGTCGGGCTTTCGTCCCATACACTCGTTAATGGCTCTTGCTAAACACACTGGTCCGGTGATTGATAGAGTACCATCCTCATAGCTTCTGGCTTCGACTATCTTCAGAATTCTCTCAATGCCTACCTTCAAGAAAGGATGCCCTCTTGGGCTCATGATTAATCCATTATGTATCCCGTCAGACCCTGAGTCTAGCACAGACACAAACTTAGACCCTGTCTCTCTCTTCATCTCTTTTAGTGAGACATAGGGGAGAGACTCTGCGTCTACATAGACCCCTCCTCGTTGGTATAAGATGCATAACCTAAACAGGTCAGCCTTATAGGCTCCCGGTTGAAGAGCCATGTAAGCATTGAACACCCTTTCTCCTTGTGCGCGCATGAATCTTTGACAGTCCCTATCGTTGAACCAGTACATTCTAATATGTGGGTTAAGCTGAAGCCACCTTTCGTGACAGTTGTTATACTTTTTCTTGTTCACGAGTCGACTTCTTGTTGTCCTGTACACTGCGATCTGGTTCTCCCCGAATCCGTTGACTACGATCCTTGGAATCCAGGTCCATTGTAATATGGGTTGGAAGTAGCGAAACAAGAGTAAAGCAACGACTATGGTTGTAATCATTACCAAGCGCATTTTGTTGTACTTCGCTAGAAAGTTTAAGTGGGATTAGTGGATCTAAAATATTGGACTGATCAAAGAAATGTTAGGTGCTATTATACTGGTTCTTATAGTGGCGATGGTCCTCGCAGTGTCGACAAGACCGGAACCCATCAAACTAAGAAGCTGTACCTCAATAAAGAGGAGAGTCGTATGTTCACTAACCACTCGCACAGTGCAACCAAAGTACTTTAATAAAGTTCTTGATAGGCTTGTGGAGCAATTTGATGCTGTTTATTTAGCGTTACCTTCGGTATCAGCCGATGGAGTACCTTACCCAAAGTTGACCCACCCGGGAGTGACAGTGATTCCCGTTGAAGAAGATTACGGTCCTATCACTAAGTTTTTTGGTGTATTAAATTCTGATGAAGCACCAACGACTCTTGTGGTAGCTCTAGACGACGACATTATATACGACTCTGGGCTCAGGAGCATCTACGAAGAAGCTCACACCAAGCATCCCCGTTGCGTACTGTCTGGAGCTGGTATAGTACATAAGTATCTAGGTCTGAGCAACATACCATGGTTCCTTGCCATGACTGGGCGCAAGGAATATCATCCAACGGCTTTCCCTTCCCTGTTAGGCAGCAAGAATATTACTACCGTTACAGGTTACACAGGAATATGTTTCAGACGTGGTCTCATACAGCGCCAGGAGCTCCTAGCGTTCATGTCATACTGGAATCGTCATCGAGAGTGCTTCCTAAATGATGACTTAGTCTTTTCGGCGTTCCTTAGCACCAAAAGGATACCTAGACTTGGAGTTCAAGTTCCTCAGTGTGTTATAGAACCGGATAAGGATACACCCAACCTGAGCAGCATCGAGAATGTGGGGACATGGGGTCCATGGCCCGCGTTGTGGCCCATGCAGAGGAAAGTGATGAATCGTCTACGTGATTGTTTCAGAAATGACCCAGTCAGATTTGACTGCATCTGTATTCTTGATGTATTGGTCCTAATTGTTATGGTGGCCGTGATTAATAGTCGTTTGGGGATCTAGTCCCTAGCATGTAATCGGTATGGGTGAAAGTCCACGGAGCATCTTCGCCCATGAACACTCTACCACATGATTCGAGCTTACTAAGATCCCCTTTCTTAACTCCGAGTTGTTCTCGAGCTTTCTCAAGAGCGCTCAAACTGGCAAAGGTCGAAAACTTGTCCGTATGCCAATAGTAGAATCCGTGAAGGCTAAGCAACACTATTGAGATTACCACCCAGTTCCTGATAAACACACCTGGACTGGGCAGTGTGTCGGTAAACATGTAGCTTCCTAGGAACGTTACCCATAGCCCCCACATTAGGTACCTCGCTGGGTAGTTCACGCGATTTTCCCTCAACAGCGACCATTCTATGCGGTCGACTACGTCTGATAGTTCGTCGCTTTTTACCGGGTGGATTTTTGAGTTAGTTTTGTCTGTAGGTCCGATTCGCTGAGTAGTTAGAATGTATAGGACCAACACAGCTAGGATGAATATACCCAACATTGTCATTTAAATGAGATATACCAACATTTAAATAGCTAAAATGAAGTTCTTACTTATACTAGTCGGTTTTATCCTGTTCTGGATCGTCTTTGCGGTCGTTAAAGAAAGGAAAGAACAGAAGAATGCCTATGCGGCTGCGAAGACACGAGACATGGACAGTATCTCGTCATCTTTAAGGAAGATACGATACTGTACGACGTACGATCTCAGGACGATAAAATGGAGAAGATCTCTGGTGAGCGCTGGTATAATCACAACCATGTTGTTTGCGTTGGTGTGGCGCAGAATGCCTTCTTCCGCTGAGATACTGACTCATATGCTCCTAATAACAGCGGTAATGGCTGCTGTCTGGTCGGATTTTACCACTAGGACCAGTTCAGAGGCAGCAGCGTACGCAGATAGAAACATAGACCACATTAAAGACCTTCTAACTAAACACCACAGTTTTATTCTTCCAAACTGGACTAGATAGGAGTCATGTACCTCATCCGATCATTCTTCTAAGGGTTATATGC